CACTGCACCTATCATTGGTTAATTATGGCACGAGCTAATCCCTTTGATCCGAAGAACTCTTCGGTATCTGCTGTTCAATATGTTACACCTACTGCAGGCTCTGCTGCCTTTGCTACTGCGTACGGTGAAGCTAATCAAACGCTCACTGAGATGAGCCCTAAAGGTGTTAAGGTACAAGCTGGTACGCTTGCTACCTGGCCCTAACTTTTAATTGGATTGGAGGCACCTCAGAGTAGGACCTCCTTTTCTTTGGCTTAGGCCGGTTACGACCGACACCCTTTGCCATGACAGTCGGAGAGACGACACAAAAATAATGACAAAAATTCTAAGCGCTTAGAGAGACTACACGTAAACAACTCTCTCTTTAACTATTGTGGCTAACTTTTCTCCTACCCCTGTAGGTAATCTTAACTCTACTCCCGGTCTTCCCCTTGGAACCGGTGCATTTACTGGTGGTGTTCGTGATAACTATAACACCAAATATGCAACTTATCTGAAACTGTTCTCTGGCGAAATGTTCAAAGCCTATGAAGGCGCGACTATCGCTAAGGGCACTGTGCAAAGCCGTACCCTGCGTAACGGTAAGGCTATGCAATTCATCTTCACTGGCCGTATGGAAGCGGCTTACCACGAGCCCGGTACTCCGATCCTGGGTAGTGGTGATCCTCCGGTGGCCGAGAAGACCATCGTTTGTGATGACCTGCTCATCTCTAGTGCATTTGTGTACGACCTGGATGAGACCCTGGCTCACTACAGCTTGCGTTCTGAGATTGCCAAGAAGATTGGTTATGCTCTGGCTGAGGCCTATGACAAGAAGATCTTCCGTCAGATCGCTAAGTCTGCTCGTGAAGCTCACCCCATCACTGCCGCTCCTGGTCCTGAGCCCGGCGGTTCTGTGATCCAACTTGGTGCTAACAAAGAGTATGATGCTCAAGCACTTGTTGATGCCTTCTTCGAGGCTGCTTCTATTCTCGATGAGAAGAACCTGCCCAAGCAAGGCCGCACTGCTGTCCTCAGCCCCCGCCAGTACTACGCACTGGTGAGCCAAGTGGATAGCAACATCCTCAACCGTGACTATGGCAACAACCAAGGTAACCTGAACAGCGGTGAGGGTCTTTATGAGATCGCTGGTATCTCCATCAAGCGTTCCAATAACCTGCCCTTCCTGGCTGGTAACATCTCTTCCGTCAACGGTGAGAACAACGACTACTCCGGTAACTTCAGCACCCACTGTGGCCTGATTTACTACAAGGATGCTGCTGGTGTTGTGGAAGCTATTGCTCCTTCTGTGCAGACCACCTCTGGTGATGTCTCTGTGATGTACCAAGGTGACCTGATTGTTGGTCGTCTGGCTATGGGTGTCGGTACTCTGAACCCTGCTGCTGCTATCGAACTGCAGTCGGCACGCTCCTGATAGCTAGAGGTAATTACCAATGGCTGCTCAAGCTAATGATGGCGTTGGGGTTACCACTAGTGCAACGTTCTACCCTCGTCCTCCGATTGAACCCGGTCGCGAGGGTGGTACTGTTGTTAGTGTAACTCGTACTTCTGGTGGTACTAATCAAACTGCCGGTCTCAAGACTACCACTGATGATAACATCAACGGAGCTGGCTGCACCCTTACCACCACTGTGACTGGTGGTGCAGTAACTAGTCAAACCGTTACTAATGGTGGTGATGGTTATCGAATTGGAGATGTACTCAGCATTGCTGGTACCACTCCTGCAACCTTCGTGGTTGCTACTGTTTCTTATACCAACTGAGGTAAAACATTATGGCGGCATCCAATGCCCAAGGTGTCTGCACTACTGATGCAGAACGTATTTCTGTCTCTAAAACCCGTTCTGGTTATGGTTCTGCAGTACCTGACTCTGCAGTTAAATCGGTGACCAAGAACCTACGTCTTGCCTATCCCACCGTTGAGTGCAACATCACCAACGTCTGATTAAACTTTAATTCTAAGGGGGTCCTTCGGGATCCCTTTTTTTTAATTCTTTTATAACATCATTGTTATGCCGATAACCAATAACGCTCAGGCTGAGCTACAAGCTGTTAATGAAATTCTGGCGTCTATTGGTCAGGCGCCTGTTACCACCATCGAGGCACAGACCATCACGTATGAAGATGGTACTACTGTCGAAGCTGTAATCAACCCGGAAGTTGCAATTACTTATGAGACTCTACAACAAGTCTCTCGGGAGGTACAGGCAGAGGGGTGGTCATTTAACCGAGAGGTTGAATATCCACTTACTCCTAATACTAGTGGTTATCTGGAGATGACTGGTAGTATGCTACAAATTGATCTCAGTGATACCTTAGCTAATAGCAACTACGATGCTGTTATTAGGAATGGTAGACTGTATGATAGGATCGGCCATACTGATGTATGGGATACAACCAAGACCTACGAAGTAGATGTGGTCTGGTATTATGACTTTGCTGACCTTCCTCAAGTATTCAAAGACTACATTACATCACGTGCTGCTACACGTTGTGCTATTCGCCTTGTTGGTGATGTGAACCTTACCCAAGCTCTTGCTTCATTTGAGACGTGGCGTAGGGCTAACTGTCTTGAGTATGAATGCAATGAAGGTGACTACACTATGTTTGGTTTCAAACAAGGTGATGGGTTCTACAACAGCTATAAACCATTCAAGGCTCTTGCACGATGACAGCAATCTCTCAACGTATACCTAACTTCATTGGTGGTGTTTCCCAACAAGCTGATGAGAAGATGCTGTTGGGTCAAGTTAAAGATGCTGTGAACTGCTACCCTGATATTACTCTTGGTATGCTTAAGCGTCCTGGTGGTAAGTTTATTGGTAGGCTAGCAAGTCTAACAGCTAACACTGCTGACCAAACAGCATGGTTCAGTATGTTTAGGGATAACCAAGAGAAGTACATTGCTAATGTCACCTCTGCTGGTGTCGTTAAAGTATGGAACCTACTGACTGGCTTAGCTGGTACTGTTACGTACCCTGCTGATAAGCAAGCATCTATTGAAAGTTATCTCACAGCTACTGATTATCGTAGCATCAAAACTCTTACTATTAACGACTTCACCTATATCATTAACAGTGAGAAGACGGTAACTGCTAAAGCTGCTCCTACGTATAACACAAAGAGACAAGCTACTATTATCATTACTGGTATTGAACATAGTACACTGTACAGGGTTACCATCAACGGTACTAATTATGACTACACATCACCGGCAGCTGGTGGTGGTAACTTAAGAATTACTGATATTACTTCTGGTATCTTCACTGCTATCACTGGTAATTTTGATACCAAAACTGTTATCGACAATACGTTATACCTTACCTTCACTACTGATACTAATGTATCTGGTTATGCAGGTGTAACTGGTAAGGATCTTCGTGTATTTCAAGATTCAATTGATACATTTTCTAGGTTACCTGAGCAAGCCTTTGCTGGTCAAATCGTAAAAATTAATAATACATCAGCAGATAAAGATGACTTCTATCTGAAGTACGTCCAACCAAATGGTATTGCAAGTACTTATAGTCAAACTGGTACTACAGTAACAGTAACTACACCAACACCACATGGTCTTTCAACTAATAATTTAGTTAATGTTGTTGTCACAAGTGGTACTGGCGTAAGTGGTAACTACAAAGTTACTGTAACAAGTACCACTGCATTCACCTACACTGCAGCTAGTCAAACAGCTAGTGGTAATGTTGATATATTTACTGCAGCTTCTGCTGGATACTGGGAGGAAACAGTCTCTCCTAGTGTAAGCACTGGCCTAAATGAGGCTACAATGCCTGTTGCATTGATTCGCACTAGTGTTAGTCCATTGACCTTTAGAGCCACCTTCCTGGACTCTACAACCTACTCAGATGGGTCAGCTGTAACCAGCCCAGTTGATCCTACAAAGTTTGTACTTCAATGGGAACCACGGTTGGTTGGAGATAATGAATCAAACAGCCATCCATCCTTTGTAGATAACACCATCCAGGATATCTTCCTATTTAACAATAGGCTTGGATTCCTAACTGAAGATAACGTCTCTATGTCGCAAGCTGGAGATTACTATAACTTCTACCACAAATCTGCTACTACAGTTACTGCAGCTGATCCCATTGATCTTAGCTGTGCTAGTATTAAACCGGCTACTGTCCGTTCAGTTGTCCCTATCACTCAAGGTCTACTGCTGTTCAGTGATAACCAACAGTTCCTTATGGAAGCTGAGAATGGTGCTTGGACTCCTGCTAACTGCTCTATCAGTACCATCGCTAACTATGAATGCGATCGTTACATCAAACCGATTGACCTTGGTTCTACTGTCTTGTATGTAAGTAGGAACCAGAGTTGGTCTAGAGCATTTGAGATCTTCACTAGGGGACAACGTGAGACGCCTAGCGTAACTGAAACCACTAAGATCGTTCCTGAGTGGATGCCTAACGGTATTACAGATACCACTGGTAGCGCTCAGAATGGCCTGTGGGTAGCCTCTGGCCGTACGTCTAAGTACTTGTATATCCATAGGTACTACGAGCAGGGTGAAGAGCGTCCTATGGCTGCTTGGGTGAAGTGGTTACTTCCCTCCAATGTGATCCATACAGCTATCCAAAACGATATCCTCTATGTACTAACTAGTGGCACAGAGGGCTACACACTGACTCAACATAAACTTGTCCTTGCACCTAGCACAGGTGGACTCATTAACATCTTTGGTAATGCAGTTGACCCGTATCTTGATTCATGGTGTGAAGTAACTGATGTAGCGATGGTATCACCAGTACCACCTACTGCACCAACATATAACCAAGTTAACGATACAACTAAAGTATATCTACCCACCTACTTCGATACCACTAAGACAATCAGGTACGTGGTTGGCTTAAAGAAAGTACCACCTGCTGGTACAGAATCTGGTTATACCAATGTTGCTACTCTCCTAACTGATGGTGGTGGTACATACTTTAGTATCCCTGGTGATGCTAGTGGTAGTTACATCTATGTTGGATATGAGTACAGCATGGAGCTAATCCTACCTAGGTACTATTATAATATGGGTCAACCAGGTGTTGACTTTACTGCTGTTACCACCACATCTCGTATGGCATTCTATACAGGTCTTGGTGGTGATATCTACTTCAACCTAAAGGACCGCACTAGATCTGAATGGTATAATGTTAATGGTGCTAAGATTGCTGATCTTTACACTGCTGATACATCTCCATTCCGTGATGTCTTTATTTACAAAGTTCCAATCTATCAAAGGCCAGACAACTATACAATGAAAGTTACTTCAAATACTCCGTTCCCTGTTAGTCTTGTGTCTATGCAGTGGGAGGGACAATATGCACCTGGCTTCTATCGGAGGACCTGAGCATGGCATGGCAATTAGCTATTCAAGGTGCCAGTGCCTTACTTAGCGGTCTAGGTGGGCAAGCTGAGGCTGATGCTCAGAATGCTGCTATTGATGCTACGTATAAACAAGAATTACAAGCTAGGCGTTACAGGAAACGTAGCCTCATGGCTGATTGGCGTCACAGTACTAAGCAGTGGCGCCTCAATCAAAAGAACGAAGAAACCCTTGGTGCATTTAAGGATGCTACCAACCTACAAGACTGGCTATACAACTTAAAGATTCAAGACTTTGAGTATGCCTCTCAGATGAAGCAATATGCTAAGTCTGAAAAGATCTACGGTCAACAACTTACCTTCAACCAAATGGCAGAAGCTGCCGCTAAGGAAGCTGAGTACCGTAAACTTGAGGACGCCATGAAAGAGATGGCCTTCCAGAATCAAGATATTGTTATTAAAGCTCTGCAAGGTGAAGGTGCTCTTGCTGTTAAGGGTCAACAAGGTAGGAGTGCTGAAAAGTTAGAACAGGCTGAGTTTGCTGCTCTTGGTCGTAACCAGGCAATTCTTGCTGAGTCACTGTTGAGTGCTAAGGCAGATACAGCATCTGCTCTACGTAAGATTGCTAACGACAAGTTTGGTGCTGATCTTGCAGCAGAAGCTAACCGTATGCTACGTCCTGATCGTCTTCCGCAACCGCCTAAGCCACTTACTACACCACGTGCTGAATTCCTCAAGCCACGTAGGCCTAAAGAATTTGATCTTGGTCCAATGCCAATTAAAGGTGCTATGGTATCTTCTGCTGGTTCATGGATGGGAGCAGGTGCTAGTTTCCTCGGTAATAACAGTAGCTCAATCGTTAAAGCATTAGGTCTAAAAGGTTAACATTACATTTGTGTAAATGGATCAAGTAAGTTACAGAGGGTACGCCCGGAGTATAGGTTTCGATCCTATTAAAGCACCTACGGATGGTCTTGCTCGTATGCAAGAACGCGACAACCGTATCATACGTGGTATGGAGGATAACCGTAGGGAAATTAAACAGGTAAGAGACGAGTATGGTGCTGGACTTGAACGTAAGCTCAGCATCGAAGCACGAGATCGTGATCAGAACTACGCATGGGAAAAGAAGCTTTCTGAGACCCGTCAGGAAGCTGTTAGTAAGAATGCTCAAACACTGATACAAAGTGAGCTACAGCGTGGTAAGAACGTAGCTGCTACGTTTGAAAGTCTGGCTAAATTCAGTTCCACTATTGCTGATGGTTTAACTGAGTATCAAAAGGAAAAGGATAAACGTGATAGGGCGGCTACGCTTGTAGAGGTTGCGACTAATGGGTTGCCAATGCACCGGCAACAGATGCAGGACAATGCTAAAGCTTTGTTATCCCAAGCTGGTGAAGCTAACGATAAGATCGCCGAAGGAGTACAAGCTAGGGGACTGGATCCATATATTGTTACCAATTTACTTACGGGTAACAAGAAACGGGACATGTGGAAGCTCGAAGGGCTTTCCATGCTTGCAGCTGCTGAGTTCCCTGGATGGGCGCAAAGTGAGTTAGATAAACGTAACTTGGTTACAGCTGAAGAGCGTGAAGCATCTTTCCCTACACTTCTTACAGAGTTTCTACAAATGAACGGCCTCTTTGAAGTGAAGGCTGACTTCATGGTAGAAAGTTTGATGAAGATGAGGGGATCTTATAACTCCTTTATCGCAGCTGCTAGGAAGTCTGATGTCGTTAATAAGTCCTCCATGATGCGTGATGATGCCTTCAGTGGTATGTCCCGCACCAAGACTGGGGAAAGCCTTACTGAGGCATTTAGGACCACATCACGTAGCTATAGAGAGGATGGTGTAACACCAGTCGGTAATGCTGATGCTAAAGCTAGCATCTTCAAGGAACTAGCTGATACTACTCGTTACTCAGATGCTGATGTCGAGCGTATGCTCAAAGAAGCACAGACTGACCAAGGTAGTTGGTATGATCGCTTCCCTCGTGATGTCGACGACCTGAGGAATGCTAGACAGAAAGATCAGGAGTCTGAGTTCCAACTCATTGAAGCACAAGAGCGTCGTGAGAACAAGCGTAAGGAGGACCAGTTACTTGATTGGGTGAAGAACAATAACCCTAGTGAAGAGGACCTTACTTCTATCATCAAAGAAGCAAAGGCTAACGGTATTGCCACCGATCGCCTCCAAGCTCACCTTGCCTTCACCACTGAGCAGCAAAATGCTGACTTCTGGGCTAAGCAGTTCCGTGAACAGTACGAGCAAGGTACTCTCACTGCTGATGATGTTGATCAACCTGGTGTACCTATTGAAGTACGTGAGACATGGCGTACACGAGCACAGCAACTAGATCAACAACGTTCTGACTCTGGTATCAAACAAGAGACCATCAAAGGTGAACTTACTGATGCACTTAAGCAGAACCTGATTGGCGATAGTACTAACCGTGCTGCTCACTATAGCCTGCGTGGTGCTTCTGACTATGCACTCAAGCTCTATAACCAGAAGTTCAAACAGTACGCCAAGACGATGGAACCTAGCGTTGCTGCTAATAAAGCACGCCTAGATGTCCTCACAGCTATTGAAACAAAGAAGGGCGCCTTTGCCGTTATTGCTTCCTCTCAAGCAAAGACAGGTCAGACACAAGCCTTCTACGCTGCCTTTACACCTGGTAAGCATCCTGGTGCTCCTGCTGCTATCAATGTCATCACAACCTCTGAAGTTGTTAAGAAGGTACGTGCCAACAGCAATGTAATTAACACTGAAGTACTGGCTAGCCCTGCACTGCTCAAGGATATTGATAATCGCATTGCTAGCGGTAAGCCCATCTCTATCCCACAGATCTACACTGATTTGTCTAGGGCAGTACCTGGTATGAGTCCTACTCAAATCCTTAATGCACAGCTTAAGGCAGCAGGTCTTACCCAACAAATCAAACCTGGCTTTAGGGATCAACTGAGTCAAGTTAATGACCCAGTACTGCGTGCTATCTTCGCTCAACCTACTACTCAGGATCGTCTTAACACTACAATCATTGGTAGTGGTAATGCACCTGCTACTATTCGTACTGGCAACAATGGTTATGCTGATGTTGTTGCCCTTGGTACTGCCTCAGGATTTAAGTTCCCTCAGGTGATGGCAGCTATGTGGGCACTTGAAAGTGGACGTGGTGCAAGTCATAGTGGAAAAAACAATGTCTTTAATATCACAGATCGTAGAACTGGTCAATTTAAGGACTACCCTTCAGTCTTGGAATCTGCTAAAGATTTTGTGTACCTAATGACCGATCCACGGTATGCTCCTGGTATCGCTAAAGCTAGGACACCAAGGGAAGCGGTTACAGCTATTCGCAATGCAGGATATGCTACTGATCCTAATTACATCTCTAAGACAGTAAAGATCATGCAACAGATGGGTGTTAATGTTGATCAACCATATACTACTGCACCTCCTGCACGTAACCAAGCATTTATGCGTCCTACCCTTGCTTACATTACAGATAACATTGGACCTACTTCTACTGGTCCCCACCTAGATGTTAAACAACAAGATAACCCTAACACACCACAGAATGAGTTTGCTAGGGAGTTCTCATCTAAAGCTCTTGACAACTTTGTCGTTGTTGATGATCCTCAATTTGGACGTGTTCCTTTGAGTCGTATTCCTGTTACTGATACCTTTGCTGGTCATGTAGCCCGTGGTTCTCACGGTATTGACTATGGTACAGCTAAAGGTTCTAAAGTGTTCCTGCAGAATGGAGCACGTATTGTATCTAAAACCCGTACACAACACGGAGATAAATTGGTTATTCAACTGCCGGATGGACGGCGTTTCAGTTTCTTACATGGTAAAACTCTATGACACAAACCCCCTATGTAGATGAAGAGGAGCTGAAGCGTCTAGAAGCTGAAGCACTTGCTGAAGAGCAAGCCTTACAACAGGCAGCTCCAGCTTATAGTCCTAAGACGGCTCCTCAAACAATGTACAAGGAGGCTACACCAGCAGAGAACAAAGCTGCTGGTAATGTACAGCCTGTTAAGTCTCCTCAACAACAAGCTACTCAGCAACTGATGGGTGGTGGTCAACAGCAACAACCACTTAACCGAGGTTCTGGTTTCATTTATGGTAGTGGTGACCCTAATGCTACCCTTGGTGAAGATATCGGTACCTATGCCCAACGTACCCTTGAGGGTCTTGGTTCAGTCGGTATGGGCATCATTGACTTCGGTATGGATGCCATTGGCCGTATTCCTGGTGCTGAGTGGATCGATGATACCTGGGATGCTAAGACAAAGTTCAAGAACCCTGGCTTTCAAAAGGTAAGGGAAGTATCTTCAATCCTTGTCCCTAGTATTGGTGTTGGTGCTGCATCACGTATCGGTACCGCTGGTATGGCTGGTGGTCCTATTGCTCGTGGTCTCTCTGCTCTTGGTATTAACGTTGCTGGTGATGTCGCTATCAACGCTATCAGTGATCAATCAGAAGGTGAGACTGTATCGACGATTGTGAAAGAAGCGGCGCCTTGGTTGCCTGTTCCTGATGCACTTGTTGTTAAGGATACTGACTCACCTGAACAACGTCGTCAACGTAACATCTACGAATCAGCTGGTATCAGCATTGTTGGTGACATCATCGGTTACTCTGCTGCTGCAGGCCGTGGAGTAATGGATTGGTTTAAGCCTAACGATAAAGTAGCTCAGGAGTTTGCAGCTTCTGAGGTTCTTGTCAATGCTGACTCTGCCACTGCTACTCGGTTGTCTGAGATTGACACTCAACGCATGGCTCTACAAGAAGAGCTAGCTCAGGTTTCTTCTGTTGCTCCTCTTGATGAAGCACAGCTGATTGAACAAAGTGTACGTATTGGTGATCTTGAAGCACAGATTAAAGGGTTGGATAGTGAAGCTGGTAAGCTCGGTAAACAGTACGCTGATACCGGAGCCTCAGACCTCACTGAGAGCCCTCTAGAATCGTTTGTAGAGCGTCAACAGATCAGCCGTGATAGTCAGATCGATGAGGTAGGTAAAGGGCGCCTTATGGACGATCCTGAAGGGGCTGGTGGTGTTGATCCAATGGTCACTCCTACTATGTTCCCTGAGGGTTCTACTGCTGCTCTTAGCATCCCTCCTGGTAACATTGCCCGTAACATGGCAGACACTACTGCTATCAAACTTGGTAACAGTGGTGGTACCCCTGCTCCTATCCTTTCTGAGCGTGCCTACTATGACCTTAGTAAAGGTAATGCTGTATCGCGTAACCTCATTGAAGACCTGGCTGAAGGTACTCGTGCTACTGGTAGCTTTGATGCTATTGTCGATGGTTTTAGGTACACCAAAGCTCAGATGAGTGATGGTGCCTGGAAGATCTACAATGACATCATCGGTACGGATAAGGTATCTGATCTCAAGAACCTCTTCCTTGATAATCGTGATGTTAAGAACCTCCTTGATGGTCGCTCCATTAAGTATGTCAATGATGTTCAAGCGGAAGCTATCGGCTATGCTATGCGTGAGTTGACTGATAAATACATCGGTCAAGTTGTTACTGAAACATCAGCTCGTGCTATGGATACCGTAGGACGTGAGATTGCCGATATTGCTGAGGGCTATAAAGCATTCCCTGAGAGTGCTGACCTTAGCCGTACTACTGAGATGCTTGGTGATCGCCTCGCCTTCCTTATGGAAGAGTATGCTCTCAATAAGTACATCGCAGGTTGGGCGCTTAAGAACCAAGATCGTTGGCAGAAGTTTCTCAAGGAGTCACCTGATAAGGAGACTGCTATTCGACAGATTACTGAACAGTTTGACCTTAAGGTACAAGAGAAGAATCTCCAAGCCCAAGGCTATCGGGATATGATTAGGACTATTGCTAGGGATCGTCCTGATGCTGCTCAACCTTTAATTGATGCATTTGCATTGTCTAAGGGTGATGTGGACTCTCTTGATAAACTGATGAAGTGGAGTGCTAAGCAACTTAGCCCCATGGGTCTCCTTAAGAGTGGTGATGAAGGTCTGAATGCTTTTGCACAAGGTGTGTGGGCAGTACGTTACAACAACATGTTGTCTGGTATCTCAGCACTCAAAGCTATTACTGGCAACACTGTTGCACTTACCCTTCGTACTAACAATGCACTCCTTGGTACTGGCATTGGTATGTTGATGGGTCGTAATACGGTTGATGATCTCCGTAAAGCTACCCATGTTTACGGTTCATTCTGGCAAGTTAACAAACGAGCACTTACTGATTCCTGGGATACCTTTAAACGTACATGGAATAACGGTAAGTGGGGTAATGATGCAACTATGGACTTCCGTGAACTAGCACGTGAAGACCTTGTTACTGACTACAACCCTAACCTTTGGGATACCTTGGCCGATATGGAACAGGTATGGGAAAAGGATGGTAACTGGGGTCGTCTCTTCCAATACAGGTCTGCTAGGTTCTTGTATGACCTTGGTAACTGGCGTTGGTTTAAGTATGGTACTAATGCAATGATTAGTGCTGATGCCTTTGTACAGACTACTGTTGCTTCTCAACTAGCTCGTGCTAGGGCTTGGGATGAGGTTTATGGTATTGGTTACAAAGGTGCTGAACTGGCTCAACAGCTAGCCAAGGCTGAAAAGATTGCCTATGATGAGTCCTTTGATGCTCTTGGTAATCTCACTGATGCTGCTGCTAAGAATGCTGCTGGAGAGATTTCCCTTAATCTGGATGATGAGACTGCTACTTGGTTGACTCGTGGTATCAACAAACTACCTATCTTAAAGCCATTCTTCATGTTCCCAAAGACTGGCGTTAATGGTGTTAAGGCGGCTATGTCTTATACACCTATCGCTACTCTTCCTGGCATGAACAGGTACTCTAAAGTACTGTGGGCTGGTGACGACATCGACAAGATCAAAGATGCTCTTATGGAGCACAACATTTCTTATGATGGTGTACCTAACGGTATGGCTATCTTCAAGGGCCTTGAGGCTGAATACCGTGGTCGTGTAGCCTTTGGTGCACTGCTATCTTCCTCTATGCTTGGCTATGCCCTTGGTGGTAATATCCGTGGCAATGGTCCTGTTAATGCTGGTGAGCGTAAGAAGCTTCGTGATAACTTTGGTTGGCAACCTAAGACCATCAATGTTGCTGGTAAGTGGGTCAGTTATGCTGGTTATGAACCTCTCGACACTATTCTTACTCTTGTTGGTGACCTAGCTTATTACTCACGCGATATTGGCTCTACCTTAACCGAAGACTTTGTTAAAAAGCTGGCATGGACACTTTCTGCTACCTTTGTGAACAAGTCTTGGGTGGCTGGTCTTGAGCCTGTCGTTGCCGTTGCTGATGGTGATGAGACAGCTATTACTCGGTTCCTTGCTAATGAAGCACGATCTGCTATTCCTATGTCTGGTGCTCTTGGTGTTGTCAATAGTGCCATTACCAGTTCTCAGAAGGATATCTACAATGACCTTATAGGTTATGTTAAAAACAGACTGCCTGGTTTCTCCAGTCAGCTTCCAGAGCAGATTGATATCTACACTGGTAAACCACTTAATGATATTGATAACCCCGTACTTCGTGCTCTTAATGCTGTTAATCCAGTTAAGATCAGTGAAGGTACAGAACCTTGGAGACAATGGCTTATTGATAGTGGTTGGGATGGTGTACAGATGATTCGTAAGGATAGTACTGGTAACCACGAGTACACCCCACAGGAACGTGAAGTACTGTATAAGTACATCGGTGAGCAACAACTGTGGAAGGAATTTGATAAGCTTAGTAAGAACAAGAAGTATAACGATCAACTAGATCGTATTCGTGCTATGCGTGTTCAAGGTCGTCCATCTGAGGAGATCCAAGCAGCTCAAAGTGAAGTTTATTCAGTGATGAATGATATCATGTCTCAAGCCCAAAAGGCAGCTGAGATGCGTATGCAGCAAGAGAATGAACCGATGTGGCGTTCTATTCAAGAATCCCTGACCAATAAGAACCTTATGAAACAGGGTCGTATTGATGATGCTGCCAGGGCTGCTGATCGTCGTAAAGCAGAGATTGAGCGACTAACCCAAATGTACCGATAACCCTAAATGGCAACTACACAAAATACATTCACTGGTAATGGGTCCAACTTAGGACCCTTCTCTTTTACCTTTAAATGGCTTGAATCTACTGATATTAAGGTAAGTGTTGGTGGTGTACTGAAAACAGCTGGTACTCACTATAACCTTCAGAGCCTTAACTATACGACAAAGACTGGTGGTCAAGTCCTGTTTACTGCGGGTAACGCCCCTGCTAACGGAGCCTCTATTCGTATCTTTCGAGATACTGATGATGATGCTTTGTCTGCTGTCTTCTCTTCTGGTTCCGCCATTCGAGCAAAGGACCTGAATGATAACTTCACTCAGAACCTATATGTAACCCAAGAGGTTAACAACAACGCGCTTAATGTTGATGGTTCCAATCCTATGGTTGGTAACCTCAATATGAATGGTTATCAAATTAATAACCTAGCTACTCCAACTGTAAGTGGTGATGCTGCTACTAAGGATTATGTTGATGCAAGTTCCGGTAATGGTGGTATCCCTGGCTTTACACGTTGGAGTAAGACTGCAGTTGGTGGCGAGACAACGTTATCTGGTGTTGGTACGACTGGCGGCACCCTTGGTTATAGTCCTAACCGTGAGCAGGTGTACCTTAATGGTGCCCAACTGCAACGTAACGCTGACTACACTGCTAACAATGGCACTAGTATTGTACTTAATGTAGCACTTATTGCTGGTGATGTTCTTGAAGTCATCTGCGTCAATAACCTCAACACTGGTACAACAGCTCAAGCACAGGATGTCTACTGGAATCAATCTGGTAGTGGTGCAGTCACTAGGACTGTTGAAAGCAAGCTGAGGGATGTTGTCTCCGTTAAAGACTTCGGAGCGGTTGGTAACGGTGTTGCTAATGATACGGCGGCTATTCAGGCGGCACTGACATATGCTGTCAGTATGTCGAATAGCAAGGTCGTATTTCCAAGTGGTAAGTACAAGTGCAACGCAGTGTTGGGCTCGTTCACTGGGTCCAATGTAGAGATAGACCTGCAGAATTCCACGTTGGACTTTTCGGGACTCAGCCTTGCCGAAATTGGGCCACTTCTTCAGTTTACTGGCACCTATGATGCTGCTGTGGCTCTTACATCAAACGCAGTAGCTGGTGACAAAACAATTTCTGCTGCTTCTTCTGGTTTTGCCACTGGTGACATGGTTCGCATTTACTCCAATAGTATTTGGGATCCAACTAGAACCAGCACTAGGAGTGGAGAACTTACTTTTGTTGAATCCGTACCAAATGGCACATCCTTGAACATTACGACAGAAACGCAAGTTGGTTACACAACAGCCGATTCTGCAACTGTTCAAAAAATCACGCCAGTCAAGAATGTTGTCATAAGAAACGGCATCATTATTGGTCCGTCTGGAAACGACGAGATACTGGGACTGCGAATTCGCGCCGGATCCGCTTGCCTGATTGAAAACATCAGGTCTTATGACATTGATAAAGTACATGTGCAACTAACTGACTGCGTATTTTCTAAGGTCACTAAGTGTCACTTTGAGCAGTCCAACCATTCAGCTCAAGCATATGGTGTTTCATTTGCTGATGCTTGCCAAGACTGCACTGCTGTTGACAACTCCTTTGTTGATGTACGGCATTCCTTGAGTACTAATAACAACACCACTACTTCCTACGGTATTACGCGACGTATCTTGTTTTCTAATAATGTTGTATCTGATTCTGCTCAAGCGACAGGTTTAACTGGTGGTGATGCGATTGATACGCACGCAGGTGCAGAAGACATTTTCATCATTGGCAACACCGTAAACTCGTCCAGCAACTACGGCGTCAATTTTGAGGCGCGAACAGGTTCTGTCTCCAACAACTTTATCAAAAATACAGCATCAGGGGGCATCTACATTAACCCTAGAGCCGCCAGCGCGGGCACTATCACTGTCAACGACAACACCTTGCTTTCTATTGGAGACGAAACTTCTGAATACGGAATTTTTGTTACAGCGCAAACAGCAGATATTGTTAATTGCACAATAAGTGGCAACCGAGTTATTTCTTTTGCTCAACCCATCCGAGTTACGGGACAGTCTGGTTTTAAAACAATCAGAACGGTAGTCTCAAGCAACGCGATACAAAAGCAGTCATCTTCAACTATCATTAGTGGTATTGAAGTAACTGTTGCCAACAATGCTTCGGTGACAGGCAACTCCGTTTCTGCTGGTGCTGTTGGTATCATCTTGACTGACTGCAATTCTTCTGTTATATGTGGGAATAGTGTTGAAATTACTAACACTTCTGGTTCTTCTGGCTACGGAGTAAGGCTTACAGGTACATGTTCATATGTTAGTGTCAGCGGAAACTCTGTTTATTACTCTGCTAGCGGTTTGACAACTACGATCGGGGTAGTCTTTGCGCCGACCACAGTCACTTACTCTGGCGCATGGAATAACGTGACTCGTGGCTTTACCACAAACGTAAATGTCAGCACTGGTACTGGCAATGTCTCTGCAAATAACATCTAACGTATACAGACATGATCACCATCCTTGGCATCAAAGTGTCCATTAACTTGTTGTGAACTTAAATCGTAAACCTCCATTTTAGATAAACTAATGACAAAAACACGTGACTTAGCCGACCTGGGTGGAGGTTTCATCCAGGCCGGTACTGGTGCTGTGCAGCGCACCGTTGAATCCAAGCTGCAAGATGTGGTGAGTGTTAAAGATTTTGGTGCTGTTGGGAATGGTGTTGATGATGATACTACTGAAATTCAGGCAGCTGTTAATTACGCATTTTTATCTGGCAAAGCCTTGTTCTGGGATAGTGGATCCTACAGCACAAACACTTCCATTTCTAATCTTCACGGGGTCAGGCATATAGGATCCGGCAACGTCAAACGTGGTTCAGATACTTTCTATGTGAATCCTGTAGATACTAACTCTAACAAACTTTATGTAGCTACTACTGGCACTACTAGTAATGATGGGCTGAGTTCATCTCAACCTACTACTATCCAAGCGGCATTCGATGCGCTTGCTAATTACGGACCAGTTTTATCGGGTACCTGGCAAGTATTATTGGCCGCCGGAACTTATACAAACACTTCTGTTAACTTTCCAGAAGGCCTTACTTCGCAAGAGCCAGTACTGATTAGTGGTCCTGATGTTGGTGGCCACCCAAATGTCCCTACTGCAGTATTCTCTCCTGCAACACCAGCTACTTCTGGCTTCTTATTTGTAACCAGCAAAGCTCTTGTTAAAGATATAAAGTTCGTTAACTATGATGCAAACTCATCGTCATATGCCTTAGCAGTTAGAGAGCAGGGGCAGCTCTTTACTGATAATGTACACGTCAATGATGCCTATCTCGGTATTGTGGGATACGGTAATTGTGTACTAAAAGTAGTTGGAGGTATCATCGAGAATTGCGATGAAGGAATTAGGTCTCTATTTAATTGTTATCATTCCATTGGTGATGGATCCGCTGTGGACACCAGTAGTGGTCCTATTATAAAGAACTGCACTGTTGGTTTTTCTGCTAGAGAATCTTCTACAGGTCACGCCGATTACGTTACATTTGAAGATAATGACTTTGGGATTTCTTCCGAAGTAAATTCGAGAGTTAACGCCAGTGGGTCTGATTTTAAGCGCAACACTGTCGCAATCAGGATGAGGGGTGGCAACGTCCTAAGAACTGGTTGTAATTTCAATGTAGGAACTGCAGATGCAAACACCGAAAACCTGAGGCTCGTTTCCTTTGGTCAAGACTTTGGTGCTGATCAGAACTGCCTTTCAAACAGAGTCCGCCATCGTGATGTAACTACAGCAGGGAGTATTAGTGGCAGCACAACTGAAACCGTAATGTACACTTACTCTCTTGCTGCTGGAGAGTACCAGACTATTACTGGTCCAACTTATTTTGGTAAATGTATCCGTGTTATTGCTCGTGGAAATGTGACTGGTACTGCCGGTAATAAGACTTTCCGAGTTCGTCTTGGTGGTCTTGCTGGTACGAGTATGAGCGCACTGGTAACGACTGCCGCTGGTCGGTGGGAATATGTAGCCGAAATCTTTATTCGCGGAAACACGGATCAACGTGTCAACGGAAAACTAATTCAAGACGGTAATGTTGTTGAAATGGGCGCCGGAACACTGTCGCACAATCTTGCTAGCGCATCAGCGATTGATTTGGTCGTGACAGGTACAACTGCTAATTCTGCTGATTCTATTACTTATGACTATTTTGCCGTTGAAGTAGAAGGCTAAACTTATGACAAAAACACGTGACCTAACCTAACCATGATCACCATCCTCGGCATCAAAGTGTCCTATGAGACGCTTGCCTTCTTTATCCTATTCATTGCTTCTGAGTACCTCGGTCTAACTAAGAAGCGTCGCTCCAACAGCGTTACACAAGCCATCTCTATGGCTGCTGCTTACTTTAGTAAGATCCGTACTGAAGATGACACAGTACGTCGTATCCGTCGAACCTTTAGAGGGAAGTAATCATCATGGTATTGCTGCAAGTTAAGCAGTACTACCCCCAGACAGATAGTGCAACAGGTCATGGAGATCGGATGTGCTTTAGCTCTACATGCGCTATGGCCGTCAAATATCTCCTACCTGATGCCCTAAAGGGTAGTAATGCAGATGATGATTACTTGAGAACAGTTCTTAAATACGGTGACACTACATTCTCCACTAGTCAAATAAAAGCCTGTCAGCAATACGGTGTGTTTGCTACCTTCTACCAGAAAGGAACAAGGCGGGATCTACTCAACGAACTCAAAGCTGGTTACCCAGTAGCTGTAGGTATCCTCCATAAAGGCCATGTCTCCAATCCCGTTGGTGGTGGTCACTGGATGCTCCTTATCGGTGATGATGGGGAACATGGTATCTTCCATGATCCATACGGTGAAATGGATAATGTTAATGGTGGCTACGTTACCATCGGCAATGGTGGTAAGAATGTCAAGTACACCTGGCATAACTGGCTCAAGCGTTGGGAAGTAGAAGGTAAAGGAACTGGCTGGTTTATGACCTTCCGTCCAACCAATACTCCGCAACCATCAACTCCTGTTGCTAACACTTGGGAGGGAGTGATAGCTGCAGCCTCTAAGGCAGGAGCTAAGTTTCCACAAGTAGTAGCTGCACAGTGGGCATTAGAAAGTGGCTACGGTAAACATACCTCTGGTACCCATAACTACTTCGGTCTTAAAGGTTCTGGTACTGATCATGAGACTAAAGAGTTTATTGATGGTAAGTGGATCACCATTACTGCTGGTTTCCTTAACTTTCCTGATCTACAATCCTGCGTATCATACTTAGTACAACGCTGGTACAAGGACTACAAGAACTATAAAGGAGTTAACCGTGCCTCTACACCTGAGGAATGCGCTGAACTGTTGGTGAAAGAAGGATATGCAACTGATCCACTATATGCCACCAAATTAAAACGTCTACTAAAGGAAAATGGTTGAGGCAATTATTACGGGAGTTGCATCCCTTGTTATTGGTGTAGGTAGTGGCATAGCTTCCCTTAGTAGTAGAACAAACTCACGTATGGATCGTATCGATAAACGTATTGACGAGATTGAGTTACGTCTTGCTGAGAAGTATGTACCACGACAAGAACTAGCCAATGCACTACAAAAGATGGAGGATCACATGATTCGCATCGAAAATAAACTAGATCAAATCGTATTACGTAATGGCTAACAAGAAAGCAACGGAGGATATGTTTAATGAACTCCATAACATTGTCACCAAAGAGCTTCTAACCCGAATCAAGAGCGGTGAAGCCTCTACTGCTGATCTTAAAGCAGCTTGTGACTGGTTGACTAAAAACGACATCAGCGGTGTTGCATATGACGGTAACCCCCTTGATAAACTAGCCACCATCATGCCTAAGGTAGACCCTGAACTTATCCAAAAGAGGTTGTATGGCAAGTCGCACGTCTAGTTACTACAAGAATAACCCTAAAGCTAAAGCCAAACGGCTGAAGCAACAAGCTGAATACAACAGAACTAAAGAGGGTCTCAAGATCCGTACTAACGCTAATAAACTAAACCGTAAGCTTGGTACCTACGGTAATGGTGATGGTATGGATGCTTCCCATACTGGTCCTAACAAAGGCAAACTAGAATCACCTAAAGCTAATCGCACACGACCACGTAAGGGTAAGAAGTATGGCTGATCCGTTAAAGATTAAACCATCACCGCAGATTGCACGTACCATCAAACTTCTTACTGATGGCACTATGACTAAATGGAGTGGTGGCCGTATTCCTAAATTAACGAGAGAACAAGCTATTGGTTTTACTGCTAACTTGATTCAAGAAACAGGCTCACCCGATCTTAGTAAATTAGATGTTGTTGAACAAGGTAGGGCTGAAGGTAGGGGTATTGGTCAATTCACTGGTGCTAGGCGTGTTGCTTATGATCAGTGGGCTAGTCGTTACCAAAATAGGAATAACCCTGATGCTCAACTACAGTATGTAGCAAAGGAGTATAAAGGTGATTACGATCCAAATGGTAACTCACTAGTTGGTTACACTAAATCATTTGAAAAGGCTCCTAAAGGTATTACGCCACAACAAGCAGCTTTGTACTTTAGTAATACATACTTTAGACCAGGTGAACCACACAATGACCGTAGGGCTAACTATGCGCAGCAGCTAGATCAAGCGTACCCAGTTGCTGCACCTAAACCAAAGCCGATGCCACAACCAACTCTAAAGCGTCAAGATCCAATGAAGATTTTTGGCATTACTCTACCCTTCCAGTAATGTGACTCCACTACTTCCTAGTCCTGATCACTACCTCCACAACCTAATAACGATGACAAGCTCTGAAGCAAAAAGGCTACACCGTCGTGCAATTAAGGAATACTTTAATTGTCAATGCGTATACTGCGGAGAAACTTATGAACTACATGAACTTACACTTGACCACGTTCGCCCTAAGTGTTTTGGTGGCGAAGACCTTACTTCAAATTTGGTACCCAGCTGTAGGAAATGCAATCAGGCTAAAGGAAGTAGTAATTGGCTACAATGGATGAGGGACACATTTGGTATCACCAGTAGGGAAACACTTATTCTATCACACATTCGTTAATTATGGACAAGAAAAAAGACGACAAGCAAAAGAAGAACCGTGGGTCTGTAGTTGAAAACATTAAGGACTTTGTTAATCGGGCTACTGCTGCTTCGATGTCACGTCAACAAGGGCGTAGTAATCTCACCTCTAAGGATCTTGATAAGGTTAGGGGCGGCTCAGCTACCGTCTTCGATGCCCCTAATGGTAAGGAGTACATGGGTCCTGCATTCGGTGAATACAAGGCTAAGAAAAAAGAAGAACAACCTAAGGGAAAGACTAAGCCTCGTCAACGTCGTGGTGCAGGTCGTGAAGACATGATGAGTAATCAACGTCAACGCGAGATCATGGAACGTGAGGAGCGTAAGCGTAAGAATAACATGGACAAAGGCGGGTCCAATGTAGTTGGGAGCTAAGTAATCCCAATGGATAAGGAGTTATTTCAGCTACTGGCTGAAACTGCAGTTAAACTGCAAAGCGAAAGCGAGCCTCTTATTAAATCTAAACAATTATCTAAATCACCTACTGTTAGAGCTTATGCTAACGTTGTAAATCAAGGTGATGATCTATTTGCTGATATTTTATATAAATACTTAAACGGTGATGTAGAAGTTGACGAAGCTGTTCGTAAACTTAATAGTCGTGAAGGTACCCTTATTAAGGCTGGTAACTACTATCAGCGGTTAGAAGGTCACCATCCTATCTATCAAAAACTACTAGCAAATAGACTGTTCAAAGCTGATCCCAAGAAAGCACTTGAAGTAATTAAAATTATTAGAGATCAGTTGCCTGATACTATGAGTCCTGGTACTGATCCTGATAAACTAATTTATACCACCAGGGATTTACATGGAATTATTGGACACGGTGGTAACTTTAAGTCCAATACCATGGGTGAGATAAATACTGAAGTCACTCCAAAAGAAATTGTTGATCAACTGTATCCAGATCTTGTAGATGCTGTTTATAGAGCAGGTTATTTAGAAACTAATCCAGCTCAACAACTGTTGGTTAAAAAAGCTGGTGAAGCTTTAGGTGTAACTGATCCAGATAAACAATCTCTAAAAGTTAGGCAATCACTAGCTAAACAATCTAAAGCGTTTCCGATTCTTCCAACACAACTAGAAGGTGTATCGGAAGCTACTGCTAGGGTTGTCCCGCCTGATCCTGGTAATGTTGGTAGACTTGGTATCACGCAACTATCTGATGTGTATGAATTGGGCAAGACAAGAGGTGGTCTAAACATCGGAGCAACCCTGCCTATTCCAATCCCAACAGGCTCTCAACTTAAACAGCTAGCACCGGGCATTAAAGGTCAACTACCATTCAACGTTGGTTCTGCAATCGAGCCTCTACAAAAAGGTCAACCTACTAAAGCTCTAGAGGAAGTTGCCAAAGGTACCGCTATTGGTATGGCAACAGATCCTATAGTTAAACCTATTATGAGTCGGCTAATACCAGCTGTTGGGGCTGCTGTTAAAGCCGCTCCTGTTGCTGTACCAGCTGCTGCCGCTGTGGCTACTGAACTAGCAGCTCCTAGAGCAGCACAAGGTGGTCCTGAACGTGTTACAGTTAATGGAACACCATATTGGTTAGACAAAAAGGCTAATAAAGTCTACACCAACGATGGTCGTCCTACTAGCTTTGGTGTTGATTATAAGGGAGGTAAGCCTCAGTTAGTTCCACGTGGTCAAGGTGCTGGTTCTAAAAGAGCTGAAGCTGATCCACTTAGGCAAGCTGCAAAAGGCAATCTAATGCCTCTTGTAAACATGTTAAATCCTATGTCACAATTCTTGCGGTTTTCTGATGCTGCAATGAAGACTATTCGCAAAGAAGTCTAACCCCTCACCATTGGTGCCTAGGAGCCTCTACAAGGGGCCTCTAGGTGCCTTTACGTATATTCTACCATATGGACACTTTAACCGCCCTTAAAAGCGATTTTAAGCTCTTTCTTCAAGCACTGTGGCAACAGCTGGATCTACCCTCGCCAACACGTGCTCAATACGCCATTGCTGATTATCTACAACACGGTCCTAAGCGACTACAGATCCAAGCCTTCCGAGGAGTCGGTAAGAGCTGGATTACTGGAGCGTTTGTGTTGTGGACACTCTTTAATGACCCTGAGAAGAAGATCATGATCATCTCAGCTTCTAAGGAGCGGGCAGATAACATGTCTATCTTCCTACAGAAGTTAATCATTGAGACACCATGGTTAGTACACCTTAGACCTAAGAGTGATGATAGCCGATGGAGTCGTATCAGCTTTGATGTCAACTGCTCTCCTCACCAAGCACCTTCCGTTAAGAGTGTCGGTATCACGGGTCAGCTAACTGGTTCTCGTGCAGACCTGATGATTCTTGATGACATTGAGGTTCCTGGTAACTCGATGACTGAGATGATGAGGGAGAAGCTCCTACAACTCTGTACTGAGGCTGAGTCTATTCTTACACCAAAGAAAGATAGTCGTATCATGTACCTGGGTACACCCCAGACTACCTTTACTATTTACCGTAAACTAGCTGAGCGTAACTATCGACCCTTTGTATGGCCAGCACGTTACCCACGTTCACTTAGTAACTATGAAGGACTGTTAGCACCGCAACTACAAGAGGACATAGACACAGGTGCTGAAACTTGGGAAGTAACAGACCCTGATCGCTTCTCATCTGATGACCTAGTAGAACGTGAAGCTGCTATGGGTCGTAGTAACTTCATGCTTCAATTCATGTTGGATACGACTCTTAGTGATGCAGAAAAGTTCCCACTTAAGTTCTCAGATCTTATCATTACCTCTGTTAACCCGACTCAAGCGCCGGATGCTGTTGTGTGGTGCAGTGACCCTCGTAATGTTCTCAAGGATCTGCCTACGGTTGGCTTACCAGGTGATTACTTCTATTCCCCGATGCAATTACAAGGAGACTGGAGTAACTACACCGAAACAATCTGCTCGGTAGACCCATCAGGTAGGGGTAGTGATGAAACAGCAGCAACATACATAAGTCAAAAGAATGGGTTTCTCTACGTTCACGAGGTACGAGCTTATCGCGACGGCTATAGCGACAATACACTTCTTGACATCCTGCGTGGGTGTAAGCGGTACAATGTTACTAAACTACTCATCGAAACAAACTTCGGAGATGGTATCGTCGCAGAACTGTTTAAGAAGCACCTACAACAAACTAAACAAGCAATAGACGTAGAGGAAGTACGTGCTAATGTCCGTAAAGAAGACAGGATTATTGATTCCCTTGAGCCAGTCCTTAATCAGCATAGGCTTATTGTTGATAGGTCTGTGGTGGAATGGGACTACAACTCGAATAAAGAAGCCGCACCCGAGGAGCGTCTCCTATACATGTTGTTCTATCAGATGTCTAGGATGTGCAGAGAAAAGGGAGCTGTTAAACATGACGACAGATTAGACTCACTAGCACAAGGCGTTAAGTACTTTACAGACGCTATGTCTATTAGTGCCTATGAAGCTGTTAAGATGCGTAAGCAAGAGGAGTGGAATGACATCCTAGACACATTCCTAGATGACCCTCAAGCTGCTACAAATCACCTAGTTATGGGTATGAATTTAGAGCAAAGACGTAAGGCTAGAGGTAAAAAAAAGAGCCCAGTCCCCACCTGGGTTTAGGCAGATCCCACCCGTAAAGCGGAGCGCCGAAGGGTGGATCGGATCTCCGTGAAGGGAGGAAGACATGTCTCTAACAAGACACATCTTCCTCTTTATTAATGTCCCTGGGAATGGACATTCTGTAAGTACTACCTCCAAAGACACAAACTTCCACTAACTAATACTGAATCTTGGAGTACTGATTCTCCCCAATCCTTCTGAATCCTGTCACTACTTATTCTACTGTATACGTTATGAGCAGAACATATCGTAAGCAACCCTTACGTAATCAATTCCGTCACCCTAAGACACTTAACGAGTTAAAGCAAGTTAAAGTCAGTGATGATTACTTGGATTCTCAATATACAGTAAGTACTAGGAATCGTTATATCCCATCAGCATGGGATGATATCACTGCCACCTCTATCTACCAAAATGACCACCCACACAGTTAGTCTTGTACACATCACACCTAACGCTGAAGAACTTATTAGTTACATGGCACGTGTTAGTAATCCAGCTAACCAATCCAACACTGAGACCAGTGCTAAACTAATTAAGTATCTTATTGACCATCAACATTGGTCTCCATTTGAAATGGTTAACATGTGTGTAGAGATTAACACTACACGTAGTATAGCAGCACAGATCCTTAGGCATAGGTCCTTTAGCTTTCAGGAGTTCAGTCAACGGTATGCTAAAGTAACAGCAGATCCTATCATGCCTGAACTGCGTCTTCAAGATCATACAAACAGACAGTCGTCATTGGTAGATACAGAAGGCAAGTTGACTAACTACTTTAGTGCTGCTATTGAAAGTATCTTTGCTAATAGCCAAGCAGTCTATGAAGAGATGATAGCAGCTGGGGTAGCTAAGGAGTGTGCTAGGGAAGTGTTGCCGCTGGCTACACCTACTCGACTGTATATGAATGGCACTATTCGGTCTTGGATTCATTACTGTCAGCTTAGGTGCGGTAATGGGACACAGCTAGAGCATAGGATGATCGCAGAAGGTGCTTATAAGCTCCTAGAAGAGCATCTCCCTAGTGTTTGTTTAGCACTAAGTCATGTATAGTCGTACTGGTCCGAGAGAACAAGGTAAGCGGTACTCTAAGGGGTCTAGGAAGCCCGTTAAGGTGCGTCAGGCTAAGCAGAGGTACAAACACCTTAAGAAGAAGTATAAGGCCCTTTCAGGTGACGCTGGGGGGTCCTTTAATTTTTGGCATAAATTTAACAAGCCTTATATCGCCAAGGGGTCTCGTATTTCCCCCCAGTGCCCCCCTCTTGCGATCAAGGACTCTCAGCACTGGTAGTTGTTAATAGGCAACACTGTGTCCAATGTCCTGCGTACCTGTGCCTGATGCAGATACTCTGGACACGGTACTGGGGGCACCGTCATCATCTATCGTCACGCCTTATTGAGAATGAATCGCAATAAGAGGTAGTGATAGTAATGGATAGTGATGAGTATAACGCTATATGTAGTGCATTGGTATAGGTATGACACTAGGGTAGATATCAAGTTATCTGTCTGCCCTCTCCAACTCAACAGGACAGCGCAGTTATAACGCTCTCAGCCACGCCTAGAAGCGGCTATAAGGCGCCTCTAACCGTTAATAGGTATACTGACACCAACAGGCCAGTAGAGAGGCATTACAGAGGCACGTAGAAAAAGTATTCACACTCACGCAAACTAACACGAATACAACAGCACTACATTGATACGACACACTGGACACGGCTACGGTTCGGATCGATAAGGAACGCTGATAGGGTCAATTAGGGCGCTACACGGATCCACTGGGTTCTTGGGTTTGACACATCGAGCCAGCCGTGGTATGGTAGGTTCATCGGTGGGGGAGGCGAGACCGTCGCTCCTTACCAGCACCAGCGGTCCTTCCGCTGCGCTACAGAACCTAGATAACTTAATATGTGTGGTCATCACAAGACGGACTTAGCGGAGCGAGCGATCCCGCGAACAGTTATAGGTTGCAACCCGACCTGACTGTACGACCACGTTACTTGCGCAGATCCACATGCGCTATATAAATTAGATCATGGTTGATAGAGCCTAATCCTCTGTTATATCCTGATGAGGTATATTACGCTTAGGCCATCACACAAACCACCACTACAACGGAGTTAATTATGTCTATTACTGTTGACAAGAAGATTGCTACTGGTCTTCTTGGTAAAGCTAAGACTGGTAATGAATTGATGTCTGTTCTTGACATGATCATCGATAGCTTCACTAAACCAGCTGTCAATACTACACCTACACTTGAGGAGATTGAGTTTTAATGTTTACCCTTGCCTTACTCGTTCTTGTTTCCGGTACCGTATTCGCTATTAAGGAGATCAATGACAACGTATTCCTTTGATGACTTACAAGCTGCCGTGCAAGACTGCACCGGTTATAGCCTTGTACAACGTATGGGTGATGACTATGAAGAATATGCTTTGATTGATCCATTCGGTGATCAGGATGGTGAACCGTTCTACGAGTTGGAAGATGTAGAGTCTTTTATTCGTGCTAATGATGACATCGATGCTTACCTTTATGGACTGACTAAATGATGATTACTGACGCTAACGCTTACAGCTACACTATTGCACGCATGAATGATGAGGGTAAGTTCATTGCCCTTGATACATTCGATTCATACAGTGAGGCTGAGTTAAACTACGATAAGTATGAGGATATGTATCCTTATGCTTTGATAGAGATCATCAGCAACGCTGACTAATTAGTTCTTTCACAATCACAAAGCTGACTATGACTACCACCACCGCTGTTCTTCCGTTTATGCTCAAGGGTGATTCACTTCTTGACTTCGTTAGTGACAAGATGCAGCTTGTTAATAGGGGTGAGCTTACACGCACTGATATGATCAAGGACGCAGGCTATGTCTATGACAATGGTAAGGCTATGTACACTCAGTTCTACACTGAGTTGCTCAATGCTAAAGGTGTAATCCCTACCACCAACACTGACACCATGGAACAAGAGTATGATGACATGAGCACTGATGAGAAGGATCTCTACGATAAGATCACGGACATGCTCGGTGAGAAGTGGACTCATGAGGAGACTGTTGAGTTCATGGATGAGCTAGAGGATATCGGTATCTACACTGCTAGTGAGTTCGAGGATGCTTATGAGTACACCCACGATAGCTACTCATCGTATGCTGAGAAAGAGTTCGCTGAGTACTTCTGTATCGAGGTGCTGGATGCTCAGATCCCTGAGATTGTCCTTAGTGCCATTGATTGGCAAGATGTGTGGGATCATAACCTGCGTTATGACTTCTGCTACATTGAGACTGCTAACGGTACCTTCTTCTTCCGCAATAACTGATTATGACTGACTCAATTCACACTCACAGCACTGCTATTAAAGTCGATGTCTACCCTGATGAATTCAAACCTATCATGAAGGCACTTAAGTACTCACTACTGTGTGATGATTCACGTAAGGTGTTAACTGGTGATGAATGGTCTGCTCTTAATGAGTGGCTTGACTACTTCTCAGATGTTGCACTTAATGAGGGCGTATGAAGTTAAACATCCAACGATTGCTTGAGACATGTATTGATGAGGGCATACGAGATGCTATCAATTCATGTAAGGATGAGGATGATGACTTAGCTGCTACACTAAGTGAATACATCTGGCTACAGATCGATTACTACTTCACCTTTGAGGAGGACTAATGGCTAAAGCATTGACTGAAGAGCAGCGTCAACTTCGTATTGATTTAGTTGAGTTCCTTGCTGTCGCTGTTAAAGAGAGGGCTGATGCTTCTTTCTATACTGATGAGCAGGTAGCTGAGCTTACTAAACAAGTTAAGCGTATTGCTAAGTTCCTTTGTGTCGCTAACTAATGTCACAATCACAAAATCTAATTACTCCACCGCCGGAGTTGGTGCAGCAGTGGAGAGCAGCCGCCAGCAACGTGCCGTCAACGCTAAGCACGGATCCGGGTGGTCGCCGTGATTACATTGATTTCATTGCCACCCGAGCTGCCCAATGGGGCGCAGATCAGGAGCTGGAGGCGTTGCTGGTGTGGCTGCGCGTCAAAGGCTTTGACAACCTTGCCAGTGATCTGCTTTCCGCACGCCGTCCCAAGCCCCCGAGCTTGAAGGAGCAGGCGCTTAAAGCACTTGCCGAAGCTGACCTTGGTTTAACGGAATCGGAGTGGCCACAACGTTTCAACACCATCCGCCGCGCTCTCGATCAACTCCCTGACTGACTAACATGTACACCACCTACAAAGGCCTTCGTGAGTATGAGATCACTCTTGGTTCAGGTGTTTGGTATCTCCTAGCACCCGACTCTGAAGCTGCTGCATGGACAGCGTTGGAGTTGTCCAAGGAACGCAACGATGAGTTGCTTAATGTAAAACAAACTGATGAATGGTAATGGGTAAAAAGAAAGAGTTTCCTAACAACTGGCAAGAATACAAGAATGCTGATGATGACATGTTCCAACCTCATACCTTTGAGGAGATCATGTCATGGAAGGTTGCAGGTTGGGAACTCCCATCTTCTGTATGCTGTATCATCCGCACCTCTGACCTAAACACTGGTAAGGTCAAGGAGTATGTCTACCAAAAGCGTAGTGCTGCACAAGCTAAGGTAGATGCATTGATCAACACACCTGACATTGAGTTCACTGTTGTTGATCACGAGTCTATTCACTTCCTCACCCCTGCTGATTTCAACTGATGTCTGATTACACTTTCTCCCGTCGTCTTCAACAACTGATCAAGCAAGTAGAGAATCATCCTAACCGTGATGAGATCATCAAACTTGCGCAAGAACAACTTGTTGATGACTCATTCACAATCATCGAGAATAACTAATTGGCAACACCTGCACAGATCGATGAGCAAGTAGCTCTAGAAAGAGAGCAAATCAGGCAAGGACTCCAGCGCCTCAGAGACAACACACGTAAGTTACAAGAACAAAGCTATGCAAGCGCTACAGTGTACGGTGCAGCGTCCATTGATGCGTTGTTACCTGCTCTTGTTAAATACATTGAGGAGTCCAGTGAGTATCGCCTGAAGCGTGGTTCTGGTCATCAATTTGACATCATCAAGAACTATGTATCTCAACTAGAGCCATTAGCATCTGCTTCTATTGCACTGAAGATTACCTTTGACAAGGTGTTCTCTACCACTAAAGGTAGCGATCAACTGCAATCGGTGTGTGATAGCATCGGCAATGCCATTGAGTCTGAGTGTCAGATGAGACACTACGAGAAGACTGCACCTGGATTGCTTGCTTCACTCAAGAAGAACTACTTCCACAAGTCTATTGGTACTAGGCAGAAGCTAACTGTCACTCAAACACTGATGAACAGGTGTGAAGTACCTGAGTGGGAGGCATGGGGTAGAGCTAACCGTATCAAGTTAGGTGCATGGCTGCTTGATTGCATCATGACAACCAGTGGCTGGTTCGCAAAGGAGTTACGTAGGCTTGGGAAGGTAACAGTGACCTATGTGGTACCAACACCTGAGTTTCTCGCTATCAAGGACAAGGTAATGGCCGATGCAGAGCTGTTTGCTCCACTTGCATGGCCAATGCTTATCGAACCAAACGATTGGACTAACGATCGTCCTGGTGGTTACCTACTTAATGAGGTAATGCGAGGCTATTCTTTAGTTCGGAGGGGAGACCCCACCCGTCTACAGGGGGAGATTCCTCTTGACTTTCTGAACAAGATTCAGAAGGTAGCTTACCAGATAAACCCCTTTACCTATGGGGTTGCTGAGGAGCTAACTAGACTAGAGCGACCTGTTGGTAAGTTCTTACCTATTGTTAACCACCCTCTGCCTACTAAACCTGCTGACATTGAAACCAACTACGATAGCCGTAAGGATTATCGGAGAAGAGCAGCAGAGGTGTTGAACATACAAGCACAAGAACCCAAGAAGTCATGTAGAACTCGCATGACTATGGAAGCAGCTAAGAGGTTCAACACCTCT